AGGGTATAGTCCAGAAGCTGCTGCCAGCATGGCTATAAGTAAAATGTATCCTAAAGTTAATGTATATGATGCATATGGAAAAACAATAAAACAGCCAATAAATTTAATGGGTATCCCTAAAGGACATAAATCAATGGAAGATGTATGGTTGGATAAAGTGTATGGAACTGGCGGCGGCGGTTACGGCGGCGGCTGGGGAAGCTACGGCTACGGCGGCGGTTACGGCGGCGGCGGTGGCGGCGGCGGATATTACGGAAACCCACAAACGGGGAATCCGATTGACAGGTATGGAAATTTTTACACCCCGCAGGCCAACTTGCAGCAGGCGATGGTCAACGTGCACGGCACACCGACAGTTTTTAAGAAACGCGGTGGAATAGTGAGTTTATTAGGATTAGGGAGTTAACATGTTCGGATTACCAGTGGAAATGATTACAATGCTAGGATCCAGTGTACTGGGTGGAATGATGTCCATCTGGGGACAGTCGATCAAGGCTAAACAGGCGGAGCAGAAGATGCTCCTTGCACGCGGCAAGTTCCAGATGGAGGCGATTGAAAAGGCGCGGAAATATGAAAAACCCGGATTTCAATGGACGAGAAGGATAATCGCGTTGACTGCGGTGTTCTTCATAATCGTGTGGCCGAAGATCGTGCCGGTATTCTTTGACGTATCAGTATTTTTGACATGGACGGAGTTCAGTCGGGGATTCTTGTTCCTCATAGAGCAGAAGGAAATGCTTGTTGACAGGAAGTTCGCGGGAGTCGTGATAACGCCGATGGACACGCATCTGATGGCGTCAATCATTGGATTGTATTTTGGTGGAAGTCTGGTTAAAAAATAATGGTTGGATCTTTAATAAAATTAGCCCTTAACGGAATTGGAAAGTCTTTAAAAAAATCAAAAAAGTTAACACAAAGACAAAGAGATTTGCGTAATGCTAGAGCTAGGATACGTGCAGCAGAAAGAAGAGGTGGGGATCCCAATAAAAGAAAACACAAACAACACGAAAGTAAACGCATGAAAGAATTAATAAAACAAGGAAAGCTTGGAGAAATTAGTAAAGAAGCAAAAAAAGGAACAGGAATTTTCATAGGACAAAAAAATCCTGGAAGAGGTGTAGGGCGTTGGGATTTCAGCGATAAAAAATAGTTGCGTTTTATACAAATTAGTGTATAATGCGCGTGAATGGAAGATACTACCGCTATTTACCTGATTCTAAAGAGGATCAGGGAGCGCAAAGAACAACTGAAAAACATTATCGCTGCTGGAATTCACAGCTTTGACGAGTACAACAAGACAGTCGGTGAATACAAGGGCTATAATATAATGGAACAGGAAGTACAGGACCTGCAGAAAAAAGAAGATGGAGATACCGAAACGTAAATTCGCCCTCGAGGAGAGAGACCTCGCCATAGAGGCGGATGAAAATAACAAAATCGCGGAAGAGAAGGAGAACCGTTTTGTTGCAAAAATACAACAAGAGGCTCTCAATGAGATCAAGCATCTGCCAACAGATAAAATTTTAGATAGATTACCTGACCCAACAGGATGGAGAATACTCGTTCTTCCATACAAGGGACAAGGAAAGACAAAGGGTGGAATAATATTGTCCGACACGACAATCGAGGAGAGGGGCTATACAACAGTTACAGCATTAGTCTTGAAAGTTGGCCCGGATGCATACAAAGATAAAGAGAGATTTCCAGAAGGACCATGGTGTAAGAAAAATGACTGGATCATATTCGGTCGATACGCCGGATCACGTTTTGGAATAGAGGGTGGTGAAGTGAGGATACTTAATGATGACGAGATAATCGCCGTGGTCAAGGACCCGGAGGATATCTTGCAATACAAATAACAGGAGTAAATTATGCCTGCAGAAACCAAGGTGCAAACACAGGCCGAGGCGGATGAAAAAATGGTTGACATCCCTTCCGAGGGATCTTCCGTTGATGTTGAGATAAAGGATACCCCAACAGCTGTCACGTCAGATAATGATGAGATAGTAGATGTGGGGGAAAAGGAGGTGGTCGCGGCTTCAGAGTCTGAAGTTGAAGACTACGGCAGGAAAGTTCAATCACGAATTGACAAGCTGACCAAGAAAGTAAGGGAAGCTGAAAGGCGCGAACAGGCCGCAGTGCAATACGCACAAGGAGTTCAGTCTGAGTCACAGAGAATAAGACAACAAGCACAACAACTAGATCACGGATATGTTTCTGAATTTGGTGATAGAGTAGCTTCACAGATTAGTGAGGCCAAGAAGTCACTGAAAGAGGCGATGGATCTGGGAGACGTGGACAAACAGGTTGAAGCACAGGCTCAACTGAGCCGTTTGACCATAGAAGAGGACCGTGCGATATCCCACAAGGCTCAAAGGGAACGATTGGCTGAGGAAATGAGGGCGAGAGGGGTTGACCCACGTCAACCACAAATGCCCCAGTATCAGCCACCCAGACCCCAAGCACCTCCTCCGCCGGATCCAAAGGCGGAATCGTGGGCTGAAAAGAACAAATGGTTCGGCGAAGATGAACCAATGACCTTGACATCCTTTTCAATTCATCGTAAACTGGTGGAAGAAGGATTTGACACCACGTCCGATTCATACTATAATGAAGTAGACAAAAGGATGAGGGATACATTTCCTCATAAGTTTGGACAAAATTCACCGCCTACACAGGCAGTCGCCTCTGCAAACAGGGGCATGCCAATAAGGCGCAAAGGCACTGTGAGACTCACACCATCACAAGTAGCCATTTCAAAAAAACTAGGTGTGCCACTAAGCGAATATGCGAAGTACGTGAAGGAGTAGGCATATGGAAAAAACAATGAAAACAGAAAAACTACCATCACGCGAGTCTGAAACCAGAGAGAAAGTTTCTCGAAGGAAACCATGGGCTCCACCATCATCACTAGACGCACCACCTGCGCCAGCTGGATTCGTCCATCGCTGGATAAGGGCCGAGTCCGTAGGACAGATGGATCAAAAAAATGTATCCGCCAGACTACGTGAAGGTTGGGAATTTGTCCGAGGGGATGAATATCCTGGTACTGAATGGCCTCAAATTGATTCAGGCAAGTATAATGGTGTCATAGCTGTTGGAGGTTTAATGCTAGCGCGAATTCCTAAGGAAACGGTTGAAGAGCGTAAAAAATATTTTGCACAAGTAACGCAGGATAAGGACGACGCGATCGCAAACGATCCTTTGAAGGACCAACATCCTAGCATGCCTATCTCGAAAGAGAGAAGCACTCGCGTAAGTTTTGGTGGCAAAAGAAACACTTAGTTTCTCCCACACAATTTACACAATTTTGACACACCCATGGGGGGTGTGTCTAACAATTTACTATGAGGAAAAATCATGGCTAATAAAGACGCGGCCTTTGGTTTAAGACCTGTAGGTAAGTTAGGAAGTTCAGTCAACAATTCCGGTACTACAAAGTATCGTATTGCGGACAACCAAGCCGGCGCCATTTACAAGGGAGACATTGTCTTCGTTGGGGATGGATCAGATGCTGGTACGGGTGTGACCCCTGCTGCTGGATATATTGGTCCAGTTGCGGCAGGTAATATCTGTAGCGTTGGAGTTTTCAACGGTTGCTTCTATATCGACCCTACTAGCAAAAAACCAACTTGGTCGAATTACTATCCCGGTAGTGTGAATATTACCGTGGGTACGATTGACGCGTACGTCTATGATGATCCAAACACTTTGTTTGAAGTGCAAGCTTCAGGAACCCTGACCTATGCAACGGTTGTCAATAACAATATTGATATCCTATACGGTGCTGGTAGCACTGTTAATGGCCAATCCAAAACGGAATTGGCTTCAGCGGTAACTGGTTCCGGAGCTACGGATATGCTCGTTGTTATAGGGATCTCTGAAGATCCTGAAAATAACGATGCTGCTTCAGCAAATTCAAATTGGATAGTTAAATTTAACGAACATCGTTATCTCAGAACTGCTCATACGTTTTAAACTTAGGGAGATATTGAACAATGGTTATTTCAAGAATGCAATTGGTCAAGGAACTCGAACCTGGTTTAAACGCTTTGTTTGGGTTGGAATACGACCGATACGAAAATCAGCACACAGAAATTTTCGACAACGAAAGTTCTGATCGTGCTTTCGAAGAAGAAGTAATGTTAGGTGGGTTTGGTAATGCAGAAGTAAAACCGGAAGGATCTGGTGTTGTCTATGAAGACGCGCAAGAAACTTTCACTGCTCGCTACACTCATGAAACAGTTGCTTTGGCTTTCGCACTAACCGAAGAAGCCGTGGAGGACAACCTCTACGACAAAATCAGCACTCGATACACAAAAGCATTGGCACGTTCAATGGCAAACACTAAGCAAGTAAAAGCTGCAAACATTCTCAATAGAGGATTCAACAGTTCTTACCTTGGTGGTGATGATAAGGAGCTTTTAGCTACTGATCACACTACTCTGGCTGGTAATGTCAAAAATGAATTGACCACTGCCGCTGACCTCAATGAGACTTCTCTTGAGCAAGCACTTATCGATGTTGCAGGCATGAAGGATGAAAGGGGATTAAAGATTGCTCTTAGAGCACTGAAAATGATCATCCCGGTAAATCTTCAGTTTGTCGCTGAAAGGTTAATGAAATCTGCAGGAAGAGTAGGAACTGCTGATAATGACATCAATGCAATCAAATCTATGGGAATGGTGCCACAAGGTTATGTGGTTAACAATTTCTTAACTGATACTGATGCTTGGTTCTTAAAAACAGACGCTCCTAATGGACTTAAACACTTCACTAGGGCTCCTATTAGAACTGCGATGGAAGGTGACTTCGATACTGGAAACGTTAGATATAAAGCAAGAGAAAGATACAGCTTCGGCTGGTCTGACTGGCGCGGAATATTTGGCTCACCAGGAGCTTAATTATTAAAGAGGGCGTTCCTCGGAACGCCCTTTTTTACTTGCGTATACTGATAAATATCAGTATATTCAAATTTCCTAGCATTAATATAGTTATGCAGACTGGCTGGGCAGACGATATAGAGACGGCATGACAAAAGGTCTATATGACCAAGGAGAAAAACTATGGCTAAAACCAGCTTTCAGGGTCCAGTAAGATCCAAAGAAAATTTTAAGTTGTATAGTGTTACTGATTCAACAGGAGTTGATAGTGATAGAACGCAAGGGTTTGGCATTAAAGATGCAAGACGCTTCTATCTAGAAGAGTACTTTCATCAAAGACCAGGACTTAATGCGGTCAATATTATTGATCCAGATGCTGACAGTGCTTCTGATCTAGCGATCACTCAAGCGGCGAACAAAAACTTTGAAACATTAGGCACTAACTATACTACTGCTTTGACCACTTTCGCGTCAACTTCAGCAGGTATCTTGATGACAACAGCAACGGCTGACCAAGACCAGGCTATTTTGCTGCCGCATTTAGACACAAACCAAACAGCTTGGAGTGGAACTAAATGGGGAACTGAAAACCAAGTAGAGTGGGAATGTTCACTTCAGGCGGCTCAAACTGACAACGAAAAAATCTTTGCCGGTTTAAAATTAACAGGAACTGCTGAAGGTCAAGAAGTGGCGACTGATAATGATCAAGTGTATTTTAAGTATCAAACAGACGCTGATAACAGTGAAGCATTTTCTGACTACAGCTACTGGCACTTAGTGCACAGTATTGGTGGCACTGATTATATCAGTCAAACACCAGTTGCTTTTGCGGCAGATACGCCTTATCATTTAAAAATTGTCATTGATAGTGATAGAAAAATGACATATTTCATAAATGGCATACAGTATCATGTTACAACTACTTCTGGTTCTACTGGCGGTACAGCGGTAACAGCGGTGCAACCAAGTGAAACGGCTGTTAAATCTGCGGCTTTAACCAATGATGTGAATTTAATTCCATACATTGGAATTGAGAATGGTGACGCTGCGGCAGCAGTGCTTAACGTACACTACACAGCAATAAGTAGACACGTTTACGAATAATAAACTTAAATAAGTGGGGCTTCGGCCCCACGTTTCTTGATTAAGGAGGGAAACAATGGCAGATGTAGTAACGGGACCTACTATCCTACAGCAAAACGACAATCGTGTCGTAATCAAAATAGTAAATCAATCAGACGGATCAGGTGGAACAACAGTTTTTGGTGACGTTTCAGCAATGGTTGCGAGACAAGATGGCACTTCGGTAGCGCATCTTGCGTTAATGAGAGTTTGGTTTTCTTGTGATACGGGAGATGGTGGTGACACCTATGCTCGTTTAGATGAAGAAGACGATGATGGGGATATTCCTATAATTGGTTTGACAGGAACAGGATACTGGGACTTTAGAGAGTTTGGTGGAATACCAGCAGATAAATCTAGTAATACAAATCAAAGTGATGTTAACTTTGTTGTTCCAGGAGCAGCTGATTCTGGAAACATGTATACAGTTGTAGCAGAATTTCAGAAGATATATTAGAGGTTTAAATGGCTTATTCAGGCACACAAACCTTTAATCTTCAGATTGAAGAAATTATAGAAGAGGCACTAGAGCGTTGCCAATTGGAAGCGCGCAGTGGTTATGATCTAAAGACAGCAAAACGATCCCTCAATCTTATGTTCGCGGAATGGGCGAACCGTGGATTGAATCTATGGACTATTTCCTATGCCACGCAGACATTGACAGCTGGAACAAATTTCTACGGGGTTGACCAAAAGGTCGTGGACATCTTGGACGCGACAATCACAACGACAACTGATGCAACTGCAAACCTGGAAGGTGACAGCAGTACCACTGATGTTTCCGTTGCTAGAATTTCACGCGAAGAATTCATGAATCTCACCAGAAAGGAGAAATCATCAACTGGGGATGCAAGACCCACGCAGTGGGCCCTGATTCCTGGAACGGTCACAACTGGAGGATCTTCCTCTAGCGGTCGACCGGAATATGACATGACCCTTTTCCTATATCCAAGCCCGAATAAGGCTTACATTTTCAAATATTTTTATATTGGCAGGATACAGGACGCCGGTGATTATGTTAATAACGCCGATGTCCCTTTCTATTTTCTTCCCTGTTTGACTGCAGGGTTGGCTTACTATATAAGCTTAAAGAGGGCACCAATGCTGAGTGCAAACTTAAAAGCGGTGTATGATGAGGAATTTAAACGTGCCGCTGAAAATGACCGTGAGCGAACGTCGTTCAGGGTT